GGGATGCCAAACAACTCAAAAAGAGTACAAAAGGTTATAGATAGTGGATTTTTAGATAAAATAGGAGAATCTAAAGATAAGTTTGAATTTATTATTGCTGGTAGTATATTAGAGCAATATGGTAATGATTTTGTTGACTTATTAACTAAATATATTAAGGAAAGAAAAGTATCAGCAAGTGGTGCTTTAGCAGATAATATAATTCCTGAAATAAATGAAGAAGGAAATAAGCTAACAATAACAATGTTAGATTATTATGATTTTGTAAATGAAGGAGTTAAAGGTTGGGGAGATTCAAGAAATGCACCTAATAGTCCTTATAGATATAAATCTAAAGGGATGAATAAAGAAGGCAGATTAAGTATAAAACATTATATCCAATCAGGTAAATTAAAAGTAAGAAATACTTTAAAAGACAAAGCAAAAGGTTTTAAATCAGAAAGTAAAGGTATAAGATTTAGTCAAAAGAAAACTTTAATTGATAGACAAGTTAATACTATGGTTTGGTTGATTAAAAAATATGGTATTAAAAATACTGATTATTTTACTGATGCTTTTGAAAAAGCATTTGCTAACCTTGAAATAGATATAGCTAATTCATTACAAAAAAATGTAGAGATTTATATTGACTTAATAAATAAAAAAAGATATTAATGAGCATTACAAGTTTAACCAATCCAAGTGGAACTCCATCGGTACAAGATAACCTTTGGAGTATTGCTTATTCAAATAATTCAGGGCAAACTGATTTCAAATATGTGTTTGATGTTTATAAAGGAACTACACAACTTGTGAGAGCAAAGGTTTATCCTGATCCAACAACAGGCAGAGGTTATTTTGATGCAGGACCAGTAGTAAGGAATGAAGTTAGTTACACATGGTTTGCTCCTAATGGAACAGTTAAAATGACTACTGATAGTGGAATAATGGAAACTCAATACACGATAAGAGTAGGAGAGGACTTTTCAGGAGTTACTTCATTAAATTTATCATCCGGAAGTGTTACTGCTTATAATTGGCGACCACCATTGTTTAAAAGAAGAAAGACAACTATAAAAAGTAATGATTTTATTACCGATAGATTCCTTTCAACCTATCATAATTTTGGAGAAAATCTATTTATAGGTGCAAATATCAATGTAAGTGGAACAGTATCTTTACTTAAAATAAGGGTTAAAACTTACAACTATTCCAATACACTAATAGCTACAAATAATAATTCAAGTTCTAATACTTTAAAGTATGTTCAATTAGATATAGGTGCAGATGCTATTAATACTTTATTTGGTAGTTCAATAATTACTGATTCGGTTAAATATTATACTGTTGAAGTTGGAACTACTGGAGATGGCGAAGGATCATATACTTACAAACTATTCACAGTCAATATGACCTGCAATGGACTTTATACACCTATTCCATTACATTTCATGAATAATTGGGGAATGTTTGAAACTGCAAGGTTTGATTTGGTTAGTAGATTATCAATGGAGTTAGAAAGAAAGTCATTCCAAAAGAGAGATTTTGTATTCGGTAATACTTCAGTAGATTATTATACTTCAAATAATGTTTACTATGAATCTAAAGTAAACTACAATCTGAAAGAGAATTGGACTTATAAACTTACAATGACACCTCCAACTGATGAAGATTATCAATGGTTAGCACAATTAATAGATAGTCCACAAATTTATGCTTGTATAGATTCTAATTACTATCCTGTAACGATAAAGGAAACTAACTACGAATATTCAAAGCATCAGTTTAACGGACTTAAAGCATTTGAAATTAACATAGAATTAAACCAAATGAGAAACGGATTTCAACGATAAGATATGGTAAGAATATTTATAGAGAATCAAGAGTTAGATGTTAAAGATGATTTCAGTCATCAGATAACTTATGCAATAGATGATTTAAAGAATCTTGATAGCAAGTCAACTGCTTTCAGTAAAACTATTGTACTTCCAGGTACTGCTAATAATAACAAACTACTTGGTAATATCTTTGAGTTTAGTAATAGCAATTTTAACTATCCTGAAGGTAAAAATGTAGGATATAATTTTAATGCAGCAAAGTCGGCAAAGGCGAGGATAGAAGTAAACGGACTTACAATAATAAAGGGAGTTTTGAGATTGCTTGAAGTTATTGTAGATAGTAAAATGATAGAATATGAGGTTGCTATATTTGGAGAATTAGGAGGGTTGTTTAATAAGTTAGGAACTGCAAAGTTAGAAGATTTGGATTTTAGCGATTATAACCATACTTACAATACAACCAATATTAAAAATAGTTGGGCATTACCTAAAACATTTAGTAGAGTTGCAGGAACAGGAGAATTAACTTTTATTGGTAAAATACTTTACATCTATAATTTTAACTTTATTCAATTAGATTATGGAGATTCAATAGTTATTACTGGTACTTCTTCTAATAATGGAACTTATGTAATAGATTCAGTTTATTATAATGAAAGCGAAAATAAAACTGTTGTAAATATAACAACAACATTTCCTTCAGGAGTTAATACAAGTGGAACAGTATCAGTTACTAAAAGTGGAATAGGTTACTATTATCCATTAATTGATTATGGGAATGTAAGCACAAATAAAAAAGACTATCAATATAGAGCTTTTAGACCTGCTTTATTTGTTAAGGATATAATGAGCAGAATTATAAAAAATGCAGGTTATTCATGGGAATCAAACTTCTTTAAAACTAATTTCTTTTCACGATTAGTAATTCCTAATAATGACAATAAATTCTATAATAGGAGTTTAACTAACTATGGTACTGGTAGCACTTCAATAAGTCAAACATCAGTTGAATTATATGATGGTATTCAAAACTTTACTCCTATAAGTTTTAGCAGTTCATCATTGAGTTATTATAGTATAGGAGGAAGCAATAAAATATTTACTGCTTTATATAATAATACTTCAAAGATTGGTGTTAATATAATAGGAAATTATAAGTTTAATGATAATAATATTGCTGCATTAACTATTATAAAAACATCAGGAGGAATAGATGAAATAGTAGGAATTTATTATTTAGATACTTCTGCAAATGTTCCTAATCCTGCTAATAATTATATACAAACTAATTTCAACATTAATGTAGAAGCTATTGCAAGTTTTTCAGCAGGAGATTCTTTTAAGATTGCCATGTCAACTTATCAAGCAAATAACTTTTATGGTAATTCTTATACTTCAATAACAGTAACTTCTGCAAGTTTAACTATTTACAAAGATCCTCCAGGTTATATTGAATACAATTTAAACGATACTATTTCTTTAAATAATACTATTCCTACAAACATATTTCAAAAGGATTTCTTTGCTTCAGTTTTGAAGATGTTTAATTTAATGGTTGTTGAAGATAAGTATGTAGAAAAGAAACTTATCATTGAACCATGGGTGGATTTCTATGATTTAGATAGAACTACTTATTTGGATTGGTCAAATAAGATTGATAGAAGTAATGTCATCAAAATTAAACCAATGTCTGAAATAAATGCAAGGTATTACCAACTTAAATACAAATCAGATAACGATTACTATAATGAACTCTACAAAAAGAAATATAATGAGGGATATGGGGATGTCAATTTTGATAATGCACTTGAATTTGCAAAGGATTCTTCTACAACTGAAGTCATATTTTCAGCGACACCATTAGTAGGATATTCAGGAGAAGCAAAGGTAGTCCCAACAATTATGAAATGGGATGGTAAGACTGCAGGTACAAATGAAGAATCAGTTACTTCTAATATCCGTATTATGCAAGTAAAGGAGGTTTCAGGTGTTACCAGTTGGAATATTTTAAATAGTGGAACAACTTTAGCAAGTGGAACTACTTATGGTTATGCCGGTCATTTGGATAATCCTGATGCTCCTGCTGCTGACTTAAACTTTGGATCAACTAATGAACTTTACTTTACATTGGTTGCAGGTGCTTTGCAGAATAACTTGTTTAACACTTATTATTCAAGTTATATGGCAGAGATTACCGATAAAGATTCAAGGTTAGTAACTGCAAAGATTAAATTAACTGAACAGGATATTTATAATCTTGATTTTGGAAGGTTTATTTTCTTTGATGGAGTTTTATATCGTTTACAAAGGATAGTTGATTATAGTGCAGGTAATATCTGCACAGTTGAATTATTAAGAGTTATTTACACACAATATTAAAAATATGGCAACAACAAAAAAAGTAGCAGTAGAAATTGATGTTAATTTAAAAAATGGTGGGCAAGACATTGAAAAGTTAAATGACAAAGTAAATCAATTAACTGACAGTGAAAAAAAGTTAGAAAAGCAAAATAATAAACTTGGTACTTCTATAGAAGATACTTCTAAAGCAGCTAAATCTAATGAGAAGGCAAATAAAGGTATGCTTGATACTATCAAAGCATTATCAATAGTAGGTGCAATTAGTAGTGCATTTAGTTATTTTAAAGATAAGTTATTTGAAAATCAAAAAGTAGCTGATTCATTAAGTGCAGCATTTAATACTATTTCTACTATTATAAATCAGTTTATTGATATAGTTATTTCAGTAACTGATAAAGTAAGCAAATCAACTAATGGATTTGATGCTTTAGGAAAAGTTATGTCAGGTATTTTGACTGTAGTTTTAACACCATTCAAAGCTATTTTTTATGAAGTATCTATTGCAATAGGTTATGTTCAATTAGCATGGGAAAAACTATTTGGAGATTCATCTCAAAAGAATATAGATGCAATAAATAAAAGAATAGATGATGCTAAAAATAATTTATTAATAACTGCTCAAAATGCAGTAGAAGCAGGTAAAAAAATATACAACAATTTTGGCGAAGCAGTAAGTTCAGTTGGTGCAGTTGTAAGTGGTGTTGTCCAAGAGTCATCTAAAATAAATGTAAAAGCTATCTATGAATCATCTAAAGCAGCTATACAATTAAAAAATAATGCAAAATTAGCAGCAGCAGAATTAGCAGGAGTAGTAGAAGAATATGATAGACAAGCTGAATCATTAAGACAAATAAGAGATGATGAAAATAAAAGTATAACTGAAAGAATAGAAGCTAACAATAAATTAGGAGAAGTTTTAGATAAACAATCTAAAACAATGTTAGCACTTGCTGATAAAAAGATTGCATCAGCTAAAGCAGAATTAGCTGCTAATAAATCAAATATAGATTTACAAGCAGCAGTAATAGAAGCAGAGAATGAAAGAAAAGGAATTTTAGCACAAATAACAGGATTGCAATCTGAACAAAAAGTTAATGCAGTTGCTTTAGGAAAAGAGGAAATTGAGATGAACAAGGCAAAAGCAGAAAGTGATGCTCAATTATTAATTCAAAAAAAACAAGCAAATGTTGAATTAATTAAAAATGAACTTGAAAAGAATTTAGCATTTCAAGCATTAAGAGATGAAGAAAGGCAATCTGAATTAGCAAGATTACAAGAGAACATAAACAATACAAAAGAAGGTACACAAGCAAGAGTTGATGCGTTAATAGCATATAATACAAAGAAACAAGAACTTGATATTGCTGATGCTAAAGCAGCAGTTGAAAGAATACAACTTGAAAAAGATAGAAATAATGCTATAAGAGAATTAACAGTATCTGCTTTTGATAATGAAATAGCTAAAATTAAAGATGAAGCTAAAATTAAGTATGAATTAATAAAAGGGAACAAAGAAGCAGAAATAGCATTAGAGCAACAAACAAATGCAAGAATAGCTGAATTAAATCAGAAAAGAATTAATGCTGAAATAGATGCTTATTATGGTGCTGCTTCTGCTATTGGTAGTATATTATCTCAATCTAATCAGAATCAAATAGCTGATTTAGAAAGAAGTTCTCAAGAAAGAATAAAAGCAGCAGGAGAGAATAAAGAAGCAATTTTAGCAATAGAAAATGAAACTGCACAACAAAAAAATAAATTATTAAATAAACAAGTAAAACAAGATAAATTATTTGCTATTGCAGAAGCAATAATTAATACATATAAAGCAGCAGCACAGGTATTTGCAAGACCTACTCCAGGAGATCCAGTAACATCATTGAGTATCAAGATATCTACTATGGTTGCAGCCATAGCAGCAGGTATTAAAAATGTGATGTCTATAAGAAAAGTTCCTTTGCCTGGAGGTCAAGATGCAACAGGTGGAAATGTAAATGCTCCTAATATTAATGCTCCTATAGGAATGCAAATGGGAACAACTGCACTACAACAAGCACAAATAAATGCAGCAGGAAATGCAGCAGTACAAGCGTTTGTTTTAGAATCAGATGTATCAGGAAATCAAGAAAGAATTGAAAGATTAAATAGGGCAGCAAGGATTCAGTAATTTCCATAAGTAACTAACCGACAAAAAGTATATTATATTATATGAAGCTTCCAGTTTACGAATTAAAAATAAGTGAAAATCTGAATGATGATTCAGAAGTAAGTTATATCGCAATAGTAGATGCTCCTGCTATCCAAAAGGATTTCCTTGTATTCAAAGAGGAATTTATCAATCCAAGTAAAGGAGAACATAAAGATGAATTTTTACCAAGATGTATAAAGTATGTAATTGATGAGGGTAAATCATCAGAGCAAGCCGTTGCAATTTGTAACAGTTTGTGGGATGAGCATTTTGCAGGAGTTAAAGTAAGCATTGATTACGATGATACTTTGTCAACTGAAAGAGGAAAAACATTAGCTAAACGATTGATTTCTAATGGAGATGTAGTTTATATAATATCTGCAAGACAAGACAAAGAAGGAATGTTATCAGTTGCTAATGAATTAGGAATACCGGAGAATAGGGTTTATGCTACAGGAAGCAATAAAGCAAAGATTGAAAAGATTAAAGAATTAGGAATAGCTAAACATCATGACAATAATCCTGATGTAGTTAAAGAATTAGGAAGCGTTGGAGTTAAATTCTATCAAGCATTTCAGATAGTTAGCGAAGATGAACATATCATATCCGGTCCATTAATGGTAGCAAATATGCCTATCTATCGTGATAATGAGAAAATGGGAAAGCATTATGTAACATTTTCAGCTGAAACAATTAAGCAAATAGCTATCAAGTTTGCTAAAAAGAAGTATCAGAATCATGTTAATTTAATGCACGATCCTAACATGACCATTGATGATTGCACAATGTTTGAATCTTTCATCGTAGATAAGAAAAGAGGAATAATGCCGATGCAAGGATTTGAAGATATTGCAGATGGTTCATGGTTTGGAAGTTTTTATGTTGAGAATTCGGAAGTATGGAAGAATATTAAAGATGGTTTTTTAAAGGGTTTTTCAGTTGAAGGAATGTTTGATTATGACAATCCTACAAAGTCATTATCAGCTGAAGAACAAGCACTTAAAAAAATCTCTGAACTTTTAAATGTAATTATTTAACCAAACATATATTATATAGTATGACACCAAAAGAAATCATAGAAAAATTGAGATTAACATTCAATGAATTAGTTAATGCTCCTGCAGCAGAACCTGTTGCTTTATCTACTTACAAATTAGTAGATGGTACTGAAGTTGAAATTACAGAATTAGTTGAAGGTGGTATTGTAACAATTATGGGAGTTCCTGCTCCAATAGGCGACCACAAACTTGAAGATGGAACTACTATCACAGTTGGAGATAACGGAGCAATTACTGCTATCGTTCCTGCTGAAGTTATGCCTGAAGAACCACCAATGCAGGAAGATATGACTGCAAAATTCTCTGCTTTTGAAGCAACTACAAACGAAAAGTTTGCATCTTACGAAGCTAAATTTGCTGACTACGAAGCTAAATTACAAAAAGCTACAAAGGTTATTGAAGGACTTTTGAACTTAACTCAAACTCTTGCAGAAACTCCTACCGGTGTTGCTGATCCAATAGTAAAAACAACAAACAATTTTAAAGAAGAAAAAACTGAAAAGAACTATTCTGTTCTATTCAATTAATTTATTAACAAATAAAAATTAAATAAAATGGCTTTATCATTTACAGGTTTAACTGCATATACTAAACAACTTGTGCAACCTCTGTTGACTTCGGCAGTAATCGGAGCAAAAACTCAAAAACTTATCATGGATAATGGTATAGTTTTGACAGGTGTAAAAGGACCAACTGCAATTCCTTTGATGGATACTGATGCAGTATTTGCTACACAATCATGTTCTTTTGATGCTTCAGGTACAACTTCTTTCTCTCAAAGAACTCTTACTCCTGGTAAGATTAAGGTAGAAGAAAAGATATGTCCTAAAGATTTGGAAGCATACTACACAATGGAAGCTTTAAGAGCAGGTTCTACTTACGAAGATTTCGGAAGTGCTGATTTTGCTGCTGCTTATCTTGCTAAGAAAAATGCTCGTATAGCTGCTCAACTTGAAACTGCGATATGGCAGGGAGATTCAGGTAGTGGTACTGCTAACTTGAATAAGTTTAACGGACTTCAAGTATTGATTAATGCAGGTTCTGCAGTTAATGCAAATGTATCAGGTTACACAGGTATCACTGGTTCTTCAGTAGCAACTGTAACTGCTTCAAATGTTATTGCTTGTACTGAAGGTATCTACAAAGCTATCCCTGCTGAAGTTATGGCTAAAGGAGATGTTAGAATCTTCGTAGGTTACGATTGGTTCAGATTGTTAGTGTTGGCTTACAGAGCATTAAATATGTTCTCTTACAATCCACAAGATGCTAACTTTGAAGGATTCATCTTACCGGGTACTAATGTAAAAGTTGAACCTGTAAATGGTTTGAATACAACTGGAGATGCTTACGCTATCAGTTTGAGTAACATGGCTATCGGAGTTGATTTGGAAGCTGAAGAAACTAACTACAAATTGTGGTATTCTGAAGATAACAACGATGTTAGATTCCGTGCAGAATTTAAGGTTGGTGTTGATGTAGCTTACACTTCAGAGTGTGTGAAGTTTATCGCAGCTATCTAATAAATAATAATTTTTAACTAAAAAGGGTGGTGCAATAAACACCACCTTTTTTTAAAACTAATAACTATGCCTTGTGTAATTAATTCTGGATATGTAATTGACTGCAGAGAGTCGGTCGGAGGAATCCAAGCTATTTGGTTAATATCAAACGCTAATTTGTATGACGCTTCAGGAAATAGTCGTGTAACTGAATCTTCAGGTACTGTAACTGCTATGACTAAAGCTACAAATACTAAATTCTATAAGTTTGAAGTTCCTCGTGGTACTGCAGTTGCTTCTACAAATATGACAGGATCAATGGAAAATGGTACAGTATTCTATACTCATTCATTGACATTCCCTATCAATTCAAGAACTGCAACTGTAAGAAATATCATCACTACTCTTGCTAAAAATCGTTTGACTTTTGTAACTCTTGAAATGGATGGAGTTTACAGAATGTATGGTAAAGGATATGGCTTGATGATGGATTCTACAACTAATTCAAGTGGTACTGCTCCTGGTGATAGAAATGGTGCTGAATTAGTATTCTCATCTATGGAGATTGATGATTTCTTGGTAGTTAGCTCATCAGTAGCTGCTAACTTGGAAGTATTGGGTTAATAAATAATAATAAATTGTAAGACCTCCGACCGATTAAAAAGTCGGAGGTTTTTTAGTAACTATGATTGTACTAACTAAAGGAGAAACAAAAAATATTTATTTTACAGGGAGTGAGTCGGCATTGCTGACTAATCCCTATTTTTTATTTGTTTTTACCAATAGAATTACACAAGAAATAGTTAAATTTGTAGTAACTAATATAAGTACTACTTTGAGATTTGATACTTTCAGTTTGAATGTAGATAGTAAGTTTTTAAACTCTGAAACTGGAATGTGGACTTATCAAATCTATGAACAAGCAAGTTCATCAAATATTGATCCTACAGGTTTGAATCAAGTTGAGGATGGATATATGTATCTTAATTCAGCAATAACATTTGAACCTACAACATATAACGAACAATCAAACACATTTATCACTTACAATGGATAACTATAAGCATATTGTTCTTCAGTTTGACCAAGCACAACAACCAAGATTTGTAGAAAAGAAATCTAAAGGTTATGTGGAATTTGGAGAATTAAATAACTATCCCGAATATTTGTTAGGTCTTTATAATGAATCTCCAAAGCATGGAGCAATTATTAAGGGCAAATGCAATTATATCTATGGGAAGGGTTTTGAAGTCCCAGGTTCAGCCAATGGTAAGGATACTTGGAACGATGTAATGAAGAAGTGTATTAAGGATGATGAGTTATATCGTGGGTTTTATTTGCAAGTTATATGGAACAGATTGAAGCAAGTAAGTGAAGTTTATCATTTAGAGTTTCATAAAGTAAGGGTAAGCAAAGATTTAACCAAGTTTTTTGTTAAAGATAATTGGTCTGACTTTAAGGAAAAACCTCGTGAATACGATGCTTTTAATGTAAACAATCCTGTAGGAAGTCAGATTTATTATTACAAAGAATATAATCCTTCATCTGACATTTATCCTTTACCTTCTTATTTTCAAGGGTTAAATTATATTGAATCGGATATAGAGATTTCAAGACATATTTTAGGGAACGCTAAAAAGCAATGGGTTGCTTCTAAACTTGTCAATTTAAACAATGGCGATCCAATCGGAGAAGAAAATAAAGGAGAAGTTGAAAAGGGGTTGTTAAAGAAATTTACTGGAGATTCAGGTAGTAGAGTTGTTATCATGTTCAATAAGAGCAAGGATAATGCTGCAGATATTTTGGACTTGGGAACGACAATGCTAACAAAGGAGGATTTTACTAATGTAAATAACCTCGTTCAGCAAGAAATCTTTGCCTCGCATCAGATAACAAGTCCATCCTTATTTGGTATTAAAACTGAAGGTCAGTTGGGTAGCAGAAATGAGATAAGAGATGCTTATGAGATTTTCAATAATACCTATGTGCAGGAAAGACAATCTGAAATGGAAGTTATCTTCACAAGATTCAGAAATCTTAAAGGAGAGCAAGGAGATTTTAATATCATTCCGGTAGAACCTTTAAAGTTTGAATTTACTGAAAATATCATAGCTGCAAATCTTACTCAAAATGAGATTAGGGAATTAATGGGTAAAGAACCATTACAAGCAGGTCAGGTTACTTCTGATGGTCAGATAGTAGTTGTTAATCCTGAAACTGAAAAGGTAATAAAACCTTCAGAAGTTCAGCCAGTACCAATGAACGAATCACTAAAGAATCTATCCGGAAGGCAGTATCAGAATGTAATGAGAATAGTTAGGCAGTTTGGAAACGGAAAGCTAACTAAACAACAAGCATCTTTAATGCTTAAAAACGGATTTGGATTTAATGATTCTGATGTAGATACTTTTTTAGGAGTTGACAATGATCCCTTAACTGATGATGAGATTTCTAAATTCAGTATGAATCATGATGAGTTACTTTTGCAAGAATTTAGTTTATCAGGAGAAAGTAAATCAAAATATGAAATATTAGAAACTAAATCTTTTAAAGATTATCAAGAGTTTGCAGATGCTTCTCTAACGCAATTAGAAGCTAATATTTTGGACTTAATAAGCAAGGATAAGAGAATCACTAATTCAGTAATTGCATCTACTTTAAATGTAACTAAACAAGTTATAGAAGATATTGTAAAAGATTTAATAGATAGAGGAATTTTAGTTGCAACTATAACTAAAATTGGTAGTGATGAAATTGTTGAGAAAACATTACCAAAACCTATTTCTGAACTTGCAGGTAAAAATAGCAAAGTAACTGAAATACTTGTAAGATATTCTTATGAATGGAGAGTTGCAGATAATGGTAAACCTTCAAGACCATTTTGTGAAAAATTATTAAAATTAGATAGATTATATTCAAGACAAGATATTGAAAGAATAAGTTTAAGGATTGGATATTCAGTATTTGATAGATGTGGTGGATGGTGGACTGAACCTGATGGAACACATAGTCCTCAATGTAGGCACGAATGGGTAGCTAATAAAGTTAAAAGAAAAGTATAATGAGCAAAAATATTCTATTTATAACTGAACAAACTTTCAAAGAAAGAACAGGTGCATCTAATAACATTGATGGAAAGCAGATATTTCCGATGGTTAAGGTTGCAGGGGATATGTTTATTCAGCCAGTTTTAGGAAGTACACTTTATAAGAGATTACAAACAGGAGTTATTAATAACGATTTGAATCCTTTTGAAACTTTACTTATAGATGATTACATTACTGATACTTTGATATGGTATACAATGAGTATGCTTCCAATGTCAATGGGTTATCAGTTATTCAGTAAAGGATTTTTGCAAAAGACAACTGAAGATTCAGTTACACCAAGTAGAGCAGATTTAGAATTGATTGAGAATAAGTACAAGTCAATGGCTGAATTTTACTCAAATAGAATGGTAAAATATCTACAAGAGAATTACACTTTGTACTATGAGTATTTGAATTACGGAATGGGATTGGATGTAATATTTCCTGAAAAGAAAGTTTACACAAGTCCTATTTATTTAGGTGGTGCTGATGAGAATAAGCGTAGTTGGCTGAATCAATCTATCAGTTCAGGTTCAGGTGGTTCTACTGCTTTAAAAGTTGTTTACTATACTGCAACAGGTGGAGAAGCAAGTTTCATAGTTAATTCTCTTTCTAATGCGATTGTTATTTCAGCGTTTAGAAGTGGATTGAATAAGATTATAGTTAATAGTGCTACAAGTGATACAGGTAAGATTCAGATTAATGATAAGGTTGTTACTTTAGCAACAGGCGATGTAGCATATCCAGGAGAATTATTTACATTCTTATATAATTAATTATGAGTAAAGGATACAAAAAAGAGTATCTACAAAAAGTAAAAGAAAAGTTTAATGACTTACAAGCAGCTAACAACAACAATAACAAATCTACTGGAAAGTCATGCAATGATAAACACAGTAAAGTTTGCAAGTCCAACAAATTGGATAAATTGGGATGAGCAACCGGTGTTTCCTGCTGCTTTATTTGCTATAAATAACGGACTTTTCAATTCAGGTAGAGAGCAAGTTTATACTATTACTTTTTGGTTTTTAGACAAATCAGGTGTTGAAGGGGAATTTGAAACTGAAGTTACATCAGATCAACATTCTATTGCAGCAGATATTGTGAGTACATTAAGAAAGCAAAGTAATGCTTGGACTATCGTAGATTCAATTAATTGGGATGCAGTTTCAGAGCAGTTTGAGGAATATCTTTCAGGAGTAACATTAACTTTAAACATAAATATAGTTTCAGATTATGATGCGTGTAATATGCCGATTTAAAATTTTAGCAATTATTGTTTTGACATTTTTTGTCATGTCATCCAAAGGACAAATCTATCAAGTTATGCCACAATTTGGCTATAAATTTAATAGAGTTGCAGTTGATTCTACTTTGCACATTCCTTCTTATTGTGGAGTTCCTTCAATTACTGATTACATTAAAAATGGTATGATAGCTATTGATACTTGTAATAATGTGTTATTTCAATGGACAAGGTCAAATGGGTGGACACCTATTTCAACAGGAACATATTTAGATACTACATCA